CGTTCCCTAAAATTATTATTTTCGGAGTTCATTGCTCAAACCCCGAAAAAACAAACAAGAATATTTCCGTTTTCGGACATAATTTTTTGCTTACTTTTCAACATCTTATGGTATTATCCTACAAAACCTGACTCCGAAATGACCTTCTACCCTTTATGTCGCCGATTTGAAGTAGAGACTTTTTGAACATAGCATTCAATTCCTTTTTTCGCAATAAATGGGGTGCTTGACCGCAAGAGTCAAAAGCAACCCATTTTTAAATTCTTCTGGTGTTTGATATTTTAAACTTGAGTGTGGTCTTACCTTATTATAGTCATTCCGCCACTCTTCCATTAGTTCTCTAGCTTCACTTAAGCTTAAAAACCAATTTTCGTTTAAAAACTCATCTCTAATTTTGCCGTTTAAACTTTCAGTAAAGCCGTTTTCTGATGGTTTACCTGGACTTATATAATGCCAGTCGACGTTTTGCTTTACAGCCCATTTTAAAACCGCCTTACTGGTAAATTCTGTGCCGTTATCGCTTACAATACATAAAGGCTTGCCTCTTTGGGATATTAGCTCATCAAGCTCCCTTGCAACCCTTATTCCGCCTATAGAAATATCAGCAACAAGCTTTAAGCATTCTCTAGAACATTGATCCATTACCCCAAATATTCTAAATCTTCTGCCATCAGATAAAGCATCACTCATAAAGTCGAGCGACCAGACTTGATTTATCTTGTCGGGCTTAGGCAAGGGTGTTCTTGTGCCAATGGCTCTTTTCCTGCCTTTTCTTTTCATAACCGATAAGCCTTCTTCTTTGTAAATTCTATAAACCTTTTTAAGATTGCAGTAAAAACCTTCTCTCTTAAGAAGAATGGCAAGCCGTTTATAACCAAAACGCCTCCTCTCTAAAGCTAATTCCTTCAGCCTTTTACGAAGCTTTGGGTCATCAATCTTTGTGCTGATATAATTAATTCTCCTGCGGGAAGCGGATAAAATATCGCAAACCCTCCTGACGCTTACCTTATATCCATTTAAAAGATACTTGGCTAAATCCCTACGCACAGAAGGGCTTACCACTTTTTTGATAAAACATCTTTCAGCATCGCTTTATCAAGCTCGGCTTCAGCAAGTAGCTTCTTAAGCTTGGCATTCTCCGCCTCCAAGGCTCTCAATTTTTTAGCATCAGATACTTCCATACCCCCAAACTTGGCTTTCCACTTATAAAAGGTCGCATTGGAAATCCCATGACGGCGACAAACTTCTGCCCCGCTTAAGCCAGATTCCTGTTCCTTCAATATTTTAATGATTTCTTCTTCGCTAAATCGCTTCTTCATGATTCTTTCTCCTCTTAAGTAAGTTTAACAAACTCTACTCAATTCTGGAGACATTTTCGGGGAGAAGGTCACAGAAATTAGGTGTTGACTGTTTCGAAAAACGGAGTTATGTTTAACGAAGCAACTTAAATAAACACTCAAAAAAAATGACTTTACAGAGTCAAATTTTTTAAGACGGAGACAAAAATGGCAAAACAGGTTTGGGATAGATGGGCGATACTTTGTGAAGTAAAACGCAGAGGTTCAAATTTAAAAGAAATATCACTTAAAGCGGGACTTTCTTTTGCCTCGTGTTCGGCTTCGCTGGTTAGTCCAAATTTCCCTACCGCTGATAAAGCACTTTCTGACTTTTTAGGAGTTCCCTTACAGGAACTATGGCCAGATAGATACTTTAAAGACGGCACCCGTAAACCACTTAGTTTCCGTGATTATCAACTTAACAGAATTAAACACAAAAATAAATGTGAAAATAAGGAGGCAGTATGAACAGTTTAGATAAAGACGTATCTCCTATAGATAAAAATATGTTTTTTTCTATGGACGTTGCGAAAAAAGCTAGAGAGGCTCGTCTCCAAAAATTTTTAAATCAGAAGAACCCTCAATCTCGCAAACATCTATGCACCGCTTGCGAAGCTGAAATAGTTTATGAGCTACTCGATGATTGCCAGGAAAATCATTCCTCATCAGAGTTATAGGACCTAATAACATGTCGGTAAAAACTCCTGCTTTAACTTTACCTATAGATTGTGCAAGACAAACAATAGCCATTTCAAGAGCTCTAACATCATCTTGTAAATTGAAAACCTCTTGTTCTTCTTGTGTATATTCTTCCATTTTTTCCTCCTCTGGGTTTTGTTGTTCTTACCAGTATAGAGGAAAATCGGGCAGTTTTGCTATAAATTTCACACCGTTTGTAGTGAGACTGCCCTCTTTTTTATTAAAGATTTTGGGGATTGCCACGCCGATAAAATCGGCTCGCAATGACATAACAGGAGGCAGTTATGTCTAAGAAAAACAATCCTAATCAATATTCTTTAGAGCCGTTATTTTTTGAGGTGCCTCCTAAAATTGAGGTTCAAACAGGTTCGCTTGATGTTTCGTTAGCGGTTCGTGAAATTTTAACCGAAACGCTCTCTAAAAATCCACTTGATAGATATGAAATAGCGGTGCAGATGAGCCGTTTAATGGCTCGGGATATGTCTAAAAATATGCTTGACCGATATTCTGCCCCTTCGGCTGAAGAATGGCGGTTTCCCCTCGAAGCTTTGCCTGCCCTAGTTTCAGCAACTGGCGATTTTAGACTGCTTGAGTTAATAGCAGAAAAATGCGGGTGCAAACTTCTTAGAGGTGAAGAAGCTTGGATTGCAGAGGTTGGAGCTTTAACGCTCCAGAAAAAACAAACCGAAAAAAGACTGTCTGAATTTAAAGGGGCGGTGCCTGAAGATGTTTTGGTTCGTTTAAGCCGTGAAGTTTTGAAAAGAATTGGAGGCTCGCATGAATAAAAAAATTATTCTTCCGCAGGAAAAGGCTTGCCTTCAACAAAAGGTTTCTGGTTACACAAATCTTTATATGGGAGAGGATAACTCCAATTCCAAATACTCCGAAAATCGGAGTCAAGATTATCATAATTTTTTGCCGCAAGAGCAGTCATATCACGGTTTGCAATCCCAACTTGAGAAACACAATTATCAGCAAGTTCGAGAAAACGGTAAGCATCAAGACAACATTGACTTGCGGCAAAAACATAAAGAATACGGTCAATCTCCCCAATATTTGCAAGAATACGTGAGATATTTACGGGTGCAGAGGAAACTAGACTGTATATCAGAGATGAATTCGCCTTTTTCCAATCGCACCATTCACTATAAGTATAATTCTGCAGACAGGCATAAAGGGTTTTGTATTCCTCAGTGGTTAGACGACCTTCCCATTCTAGGGCAAGGCTGTAGGCTGATTTTTTATAAGATGTTAATTCCGACATTTAAGCACCCTCTTTTTAAAAAATTGTTCAAAAATAATAGGTTAAAACAAGGAGGCGGGCAATGAAAGAATGGTTTACAGCCGCAGAGCTCTCAGAATTAAAACTTCCAAATTTACCTACAGAAAGAAGTGCAATTTTTAGATTTGCCAAACGTGAAAACTGGGCGTTCCGCAAGAGAATTGGACGAGGCGGAGGCAGAGAATATCCTTTGTCAGCTTTGCCTAAAGCGGCCCTAGAAGAATATCTTCGCCGAGAAAAGTATAAAGGCTTTGCAAAGGCGATTGTGATTAGACGTTCGGTAAAACCTTATAAAAACAAGATTGTAGATTTTTGGTTCAAGGTTCTTGAAAGAATTGCAGAAATATCAGGTTTTAAGTTAATCCGCCCTCAAAAGACTGTGGTTTATACCAAGCTTGTAAATTTTGGCGATGTCAGCGTTTTAGCAGTTAAGATTCTGGGTTCTAACAAGCTTCTCGACGGTTTGGACAATGAAATTTTAAAACATGTTGGAGATGGGCAATGAAAGAATGGTTTACAGCCGCAGAGCTTGCGGAATTAAAGCTTCCATCACTTCCAACTACGGAACGAGCTTTTCAAATTAGAGCCAAGCGTGAGAAATGGGCATTCCGCAAACGTGAGGGACGTGGCGGAGGCAGGGAATATCCTTTATCAGCTTTGCCTAAAGCGGCCCTGGATAAATATGTTCAGCGGGAGCTGATTAACTCCATGCCGACAGTTAAAGAAGAAAAACCCAAAGAATATAAGGATTTTGCAGATTTAAAGTCATGGCAGAGACAGGTTGCAGAAAGCCGAATGGCAGTTCTTGCCGAAGTTGACCGCTTGTCAATGTGCAATGGAACAACACTTTCGGTGGCGATAGATGCTTTAATTGAAACAGTTAGAAATAACGAGCTTTCACCTTATTTTACAGAGATTATAGAAAAGGCTAACGCTAAACGCGGTAAAAAATCCAGAACACTATCCCGCAGAACAGTTTATTACTGGCTTTCACAGGTTGAAAAAGGCGGGATTTCGGCACTTGCTCCTGAACCTGGTCGTAAAGAATTTGTGGGTGTCCCTGATTGGTTTGATGATTTTGCCAAGCTTTATTTCCGCCCTCAGAAACCAAGCATTAATTCGTGCGTTGAAATGATGCAGAAACATTATAAAAACGCTCCAAATTACTATCAAGTCAGGTGGTTTCTTAATAAAATGTCGCCAGTTTTGATTAATCAAAACCGAATGGGCAAAAGGGCAATTAAAGCAATTTCGGCTTATGTTGAAAGAACGATTGATAATTTATGGCCATCGGCAGTTTATTCGGCAGACGGTCACACCTTTGATGCGGAAGTTGCCCACCCGATACATGGTCAGCCTTTCCGCCCTGAAATTACAGGAGTTATTGACATTTACAGCCGAAAATTAGTTGGCTGGTCGGTTGCTTTATCGGAAAGTGCAATTTCGGTTACTGATGCTTTGCGTCATGCCTGTATGACTAACGGCGTTCCTGCAATTTGGTATATTGATAACGGCAAAGGATTCAACAATAAAAGCCTTGATTTGTTTATTGCAAGGCTAGGAATTACCAAGCAAAACGGATTGCCCTACAACTCTCAAGCCAGAGGAGTTATTGAACGCTCCCACCAGTCAATCTGGGTTAAGGCGGCAAAGTTGCTTCCAACTTATATGGGGGCGGCAATGGACAGCGAAGCCGCTCAAAAGGCTTTTAAAGTAACCAGAAAAGCAATTAAAAACGGCGAAATCTCAAAGATTTTACCGAGTTGGGAGTTCTTTTTGGAATTCTGTAACCAAGCGGTTAATGAATATAACAACCGCCCCCATAGTTCTCTGCCGAAAATTTTTGATGAAACACTCGGACAACAAAGACATATGACCCCTTCGGAAGTTTTTGATAAAGGCAATATTGAAAGACCTGAATTTAACCCTGAAATTATCCACCCCTCTTCTTGTGATGATTTGTTCCGTCCTTATGAAAAACGCATGGTTAGAAGGGCTAGAGTTGAACTTTTTACCAATACTTACGGGCATGATCTTTTAAACCATTATCACGAAAAATATGTAGCAGTCGGATATGATATTCATGATGCAGGCAAAGTCTGGGTTCGTGAGCTTGATAAAGATGAAATGCCCAGCAGATTAATTTGTGTTGCCTCATTTGAATATAATAAGAGGGAATACTTCCCGACATCGGTTATTGAACAGGCGGCAGAAAAAAGAGTTAAAAACAAAGTTAAACGCTTAAAAGCCCATGTTGAAACAGCTCTTTTAGAAAATGCAAAACCAAGTCTGTTTGCTCCTAAAGCTTCGCCTATCAGCGAAGAAGAAGCTCGCTTGACAGCACAAATTGAAGCTGAATTTGAGGCAAAACTTGAAGAAAGAAACAGTGCTGAAATTATTACCATCAACAAAAAACAAAGAGATTTTGCCAGAGCTTATAAAATTGATGAAAAGCTCGCTAAGGGAGAGTTTGTTTCTCCCGAAGACAAACAATGGTTCGATGGATATTCGAGACAACCAGAATACCGCAGTGGCAAGGGAATTGCCGATGACTTTGGAATTGGTGCGGTTTTAGATGCACTATCGGCATAAAAAGCGGGCGAATGATTTTTGCAGAACCAGACGCCCTTTAACTATTAAAAGTAAGGATTAAATAATGACAGAAAACGATAATAACGTCAATAGCATAGCCCCACTTAGGAATGTTATTCTTTTAACCCAACTGGTTGAAAGGGTTCAAAACCGAAGTTACAGCCTACCCGGACTTGCCACCTTTCATGGGTTTTCAGGCTACGGCAAAAGTTTTGCCGCTATTTATGCGGCTAACAAATTCAGGGCATACCATGTTCAGATGAAAAGCGTTTGGACACGGAAAAAACTCTGCTCGGCGATTTTGTTTGAAATGGGAGTTACTCCTGCCCACACTATCCCTGAAATGATGGATCAAATCGGCATGGAACTTTCGCTCTCCCGCCGCCCTCTGATTATTGATGAGGCTGATTTTCTAGTTCAAAAAAGCATGATTGAGGTCGTTCGGGATATTTATGAAAGCTCGCAAGCCGCTATTATTCTAATTGGGGAAGAGAATTTTCCAAATAACTTAAAAAGATGGGAAAGAGTTCATGGCAGAATGCTTGACTGGGTTGCGGCTGAACCTGCAACTCTCGCCGATGCAAGGCATTTGTGCAAAATTTATGCTCCTAAAACCCAAATTGAAGACGATATTTTAAAGGCTTTGTTTGATGCCTCTGGCGGTTCGGTAAGACGTATCTGCGTTAACCTTGACAGGGTTCGTGAGTTTGCTGAAACAAGGTCAATAAAATCAATTTCATTAAAAGATTATAACGGCGAATTTTTCAACGGCAACCCGCCTGCAAGGAGGGTTTAAGCAATGGCTAGAAAACCCGTTAATTTAGAGAGAAAAAACAAAAAAGCAGGCAGTCGCCAAGAGATTTGGGAAGAAATCCGCAAGCAAAAAGTTTTTACGCTTAAATCTTTGGAATGGGCAATTGCTGACAGTAATAAAGGCACGATTAGAAGCTATGTTAAAAGCCTTGAAAAAGCAGGATTTGTTGCGATTAAGTCAATAATCCCAATACCTCCTTTTGCAGTTGGTGAATATAAGCTGATTAAAGATGTAGGTGTTCATGCTCCAAGAGTAAATAAAAAAGGCGAAATCGTTAAACAAGGGTTTGCTACTGAGCAAATGTGGCGAGCAATGAAAATGCTCCCTCAGTTTACGATTGCAGAATTGGCGGCGATTGCTTCAACAAATGAATGCGAGGTTAAGGTTTCGCATGCTCAATATTATGTTAAATGCCTTGCTAAAGCTGGCTATTTAACCAGAGAAGGCAAACAAAATGAAGCGGGCATATACCGCTTAATCCCTATTCGTTATACGGGTTTTCTTCCTCCTATGATTCAGAGGCTTAAAACCGTTTTTGACCCAAATTTAAACAAAATCATGTGGCAGGAGGAAATCGATGAGTGATTTATGGATTAAGGAATTAAAAATAGAGTGCGACAAAGCCTCACAGAGGGCGGTTGCGAAAAAAATGGGCTATTCGGCAACAACTATAAACATGGTTTTAAACGGTTATTATCTCGGCGATTTAAACGCTATTGAGAATGCGTTTAATGGAGCGTTTAAAAACAAAACAATCAACTGCCCCATCTTAGGCGAAATAGCAGTAAATGCCTGCCAAAAACATCAAAAACAGAAGTTTTCAGCTAACAATCCTCAGAGGGTTGCTATTTATCGAGCATGCCGTCTCTGCTCAGAGTTTAAAGGAGCAAAAAATGATAGCTGAAGAAATTAGAAGCGTTGCGTGGTTTTTGGCAAGAGGGGTTTCTTCCAAAACTCTTAATGAGGGGCAAATCAGAAAAGCGGTTGACAGGCTTTTAAACACAGCAAAAGACGCTGAGACCTTAGAGCAAGCCGTGATTTTGCCAGAAAGTGCAAAACTGCCTCTTAACGTGGTTGCGATTGCGACAAAGTTAAACCGCAAAGGGGTAACTTTAGGTATTAAACCTGCAAATAATGACGGCGGTGCCGCATGAGAAAGCGAGGCTTTTTTAGGCAGTGGATTAGATGGATTAAAACAATTTGGCTTATTAAATGAAAGGAAAAATTATGAGCGAAGAATTAAACAACTATATGAAAGATGCTAAAGGGAGGCTTGTTCCCGAAAGCATGGTCAGGGATACCGATAAGCTGGAAGACCAGCTGGTTAAAAAGATTATGGGTTATGCTGATGAATTGTCGGCACAAATCGCCAGATTTAAAGGTCATTCCTTTGATGACGTTAACACTTTTATGGATATTTTAGCTGAAAAGTACGGGGTTAAAAGAGGCGGAAGCAAAGGCAATCTTACCTTTACCAGCTATGACGGCACTATGAAAGTAACGGTTCAAGTTGCGGAGCATCTTGAATTTGGTAATGAACTACAAGTTGCCAAGCAGTTGGTTGATGAGTGCATTGCTAAATGGTCGCAAGATTCAAACGATAAGATAAGAACTCTGGTTGACCATGCGTTTCGGGTTGATAAAGAGGGCAAAATCAATCGTGAAGCCCTATTCGCCTTAAGACGTCTCAGCATTGAAGATGAAAACTGGCAGAGAGCCATGTCGGCTTTAACCGACAGCATCAGAATTGCTGGAAGTAAGATTTATATCAGGTTTTATAAACGAAACAGTCCAGAAGAAAAGTGGACGGCTTTAACCATTGATTTAGCGGCGGCATAGGCGAAACGCAGAGGGCTTTGCTCTTTGCGTCTTGGAAATATGGTTGCTTCCAACTGATGAGCCAGACCATGAAAGATTATGAAATGATTATAGAATTTGTTTTGTTTGCCAAAAAACTTGAGGGTGATGAACCTTTAAAAGCAGAGGCTTTGCTTTCGGCAGTAATCGGCTATGCGTCTGGGGTTTTGGGAATAGATAAAACTAAAAATCTTATTTTTGAGACGGTTGGAGCTATTAAAAAAAGCACTAATATTGTGGCAAAACCTAAACTTTCTGCGGAAGAAACGGCAAAACTAATCAACCGTTCAAGGAGCTTTTTTTATAAAAATTTTGAACGTTTGATTGTAGAGCAAGATTTTCCTTTGCCGATTGCTGGAGAAGCCAAATTAAGCTGGAGCAACCAAGCAGTTAATGACTGGTTAGAGGAGAAAAATCATGTCTGACAAAAGTGTTAGCAAAGCGATTAATGGCTTTTTAGATCAAGCTTTTGTGATGCGGGTTGAGGTTTCGCTGGAAGACGTCTGTGAAGCTATGGTTTGTGCAACATCGGGTTTTATTTCTTCAGGATATGACCATAAAAAAGCCGCCGAAATGCTCCGTAATGAAGCAATGCGGTTAGACCCACCAAATTAGGGAGATTTTTGTTATGTACATAATTGAAGAAAATGTTCCAATTCCTCAAAAACGAGGCAACAACAAAGGTAAAACAGACTTTCTTAGAATTCTCCAAGTTGGAGATTCCTTTGTTGAAGTAATTCCTAGAAATAAAAGAAGAGCAATAAGTTCTTTTTGGCGAGCAACAGCAAGGAGAATTGGAATTAAAATTCAAACTTATTATGACGCTGAATCTGGCGGATTAAGAATATGGAGGATTAAATGAAAGCAGATCCGATGTATTGGGAATTATTACTTAAAATTTCTTGTTCTCATTGGCGATATAATTCTCCAAATCCTTTTGATACTAGATGGGAATCTAACCGTTACAGCTTCAAAAAACTTTCAAAAAAATTTTCTCGGCAACGTAACTTTTTAAAAATTTTAGGTGCGGCATGAATGATAGAAACGAATTTAAATGCCCGAAATGTGGTCGTTTATTTAACGAAGGCATAGAAGATGAAGACATTATTGAGTGCGGCTGTGGGTGTGTATTTGAATACACCCGAGAAATATTTTTTGATTTTGACATCAAAGTAATCGGCGATTGGAAATTGGAAGAAGGGTGGAAAAATGACTGAAATAAAAAGACCTTTAGATGACCATTATGTAACACCGCCAGAGGCGATTAGAGCTTTGCTTGCGGTTGAGTCTTTTAACCGTAAATTCGGTGAAAAAGTTTGGGAGCCTTGTGCAGGCACAGGAGAACTTGCAGAAGCTCTTCGGGCAGAGGGTCTAAATGTTTATGCTTCAACTATTCAGCCAAAAGAATTTTATAATAAGGAATTGTCTAAGATTGATTGTGGGGTTGATTTTTTAAAGCAAAATGAATTACCCAAAAACTGCACAGAAATCATTACTAATCCTCCTTATGGAATGCTTTACGGCAAAAAAGATGCAAAAACAGCAGAAAAAATTATCAGACATGCGGTTTTTAAACTTACTCCATATAAAGTTGCAATGCTCTTGCCTATGCAGTTTTTAGGCGGTGTTGGTCGTAAAGAAGGGCTTTTTAAAGAGTTTCCACCAACAAAATTTTATCAGTTTTCTGACCGCATCAAAATGTATCCCGCAGGGATTGATGCTAAAGGCAAAAATACCCCCACCCATTATTTTGGGTGGTTTATATGGCAACCTTATATGTTTAATTTTGGGCAATTACCAAACTTTGCAGGCTGGCTTAACAGTAAGGAGTTTGTGTGATTATGGAAGAAAAGCAAATAGATGTTGAGGAATATATCAACAAAATCACTTTAACCGATGAAGAACGCCAGCCCTGTGAAATTTGGTCGAGAGTGATGGGATATCACCGCCCTGTTTCTGAATGGAACAGAGGAAAACAGTCAGAATTTGCAGAGCGTAAAGCTTTTGCCGAAGCTAAATTTTTTGAGACTGCGGAAATCAAGGATAAAAAATATGGCTGATAGAACGGCATTAATCGCAAAAATTCATATAGCTAAAAAAGAGCTTGCCCTTGATGATGATACTTACCGCTCGATTTTAAAAAGAGTTACAGGCAAGGAAAGTTCAGCGAAACTACGCTATTCACAACTTGTTGATGTTTTAGAAGAATTTAAAAATCTTGGATTTAAAGGCAAAAAATTTAAAGAAGCCGATGACCCGCAAGCCCGCAAGATTTATGCCCTTTGGACCAAGCTGTTTAAGCTTGGGGCAATTGCTGACAAAAGCCGCCGCGGGCTTGGTTCATTTTGTGAACGCATGACAGGGGTTTCTACTCCTGAATGGCTCGATGTTGAGCAAGCCACCAAAGTTATAGAATCTCTTAAACAATGGATTGCAAGGGTTAAAAGCAAAGCATGACCGAGAATGTGTTCGAATTGACAGGAGTTTTAGCCGACATTGCCGAAGTTGCAGGCAATGGAGCGGCTTTGTCGATTGCGGCAGAAAAAGGCGGCGGAGAGGCTTATATCCCTCTTCCTGAAAACTTAAAGATAGATCATTGGCTGGTTAAGCTGGTCGGCTTAGATAAAGCTAAGAAAATTGCCAAGAGAATTGGCGGCGGAGCTATGGAAATCCCAATGGGACCTTTTGCAGGCAACCGAGCAAAAGTCTGGAGAGCAATTAGAATTGCGTTAAAAAACGGCAAAAGCACAAGACAGGCGGCAAAAATGGCAGGGGTTCATGTTAGAACCGTTTTTAGGCATAAGGCTGGTGACAGCGGAGCAAGTTTTGATGAGGCTCAAGGGGAGTTGTTTTGAGTTATCTTTTAGGAAATAAATATTTTGTAATTATAAAAACTATACCAAAAACTTCAGCTAAAGTTCCTGCCATATAAAGATGAAGCGAGTAGTTATCAAATTTAAGCTTTTCAATGCCAACCATATAAAAAACAAAATTCATAATCAAAAGTTGAACAATAAGAACACCTATAGACCAATAGGCAAAATGTTTTTTTAGTTTTCTATCTTGTTCCTTATCATCATTATCAAGCTTTAATTTATGATTTTCAATTTTTAATTTTTCAATTTCAGTACGAGTTTTTTCTTCATCTAAAGAAATAATTTCTTTTTCTGGTTTGTTTGGTTCATCCCGAAAGAGTTTAATATAAGTATCATTGCTATAAGCTTTAAGTAAAGCTTTATCAAGTAGCCCACTACTCAAATTGATTTTAGAGCTCATTGCAAACCTAAAGATTTGAGGCGGTTAATTATAGCCTCTGGGGACACACCAAAATAACGAGCCAAAACAAAAGATGGTGTTCGTTTTTGCCGTAAGACTTCTTCTTCAGGCATTAAAAGGTTGGCGGCAAATTGATTGGCAAACATTTCTTCAGGATCTTTTCCTTCAGAAGAACGAGAATCTCGAAAATTAACACTTGATATTTCTTGCTCTCCGAGTTCCATTTTTTTAATAAAATGACCTAATTCGTGAGCACATGTAAAACGTTTACGGTTTTTATGATCTGATGATGAAAGGAAAATAACCGCATCTTGCCCCTCTTCTTTTGCCAAAACTCCAGAAACATCAGGAGGTAATTCGGTTTCAATAACTTTGACACCAATTTCTTGTGCAATAACAACTGGGTCAACAGGAAATCCTCGGTCTCCCCAAATTTCATTTAAAATAGATTCTGCGGCATCTTTTGGCATTGACGCAATCCTATTCATATTATTTTCCCTATGATTATATAATACACCAAATCGTTTGATTCACCAAGACTAATAGGAAATTGTGTTTAATGCAATAGTGTTTAAACAGTATTATAAATTAAGAAAAAAGATTATAATTTTCCATTATTTTTAAATTTTAACAGGAGGACAATATGAGTTTAGATGAAATAAAAAGTCTTGATGGGGTTGCTAAAGTTAGAACAAAAATTTCTTTAAATGATGGAAAAGAACGTCGCATATTAAAAATCGAAATAAGCTTCAAAGAAGAAGATACTGATAAATTTGAAACGGTGCGTCAAAAAGCTTGCGATTTTCTAGATGATTATGAAATCTATGACGAAGTAGAAATAGAAGAAATATGAATCTTGCCTTTTTGATAAAAATAAGAGAATATGATTCAAGCTTAAAAAACGCTTATAGCTGACAGTTGTCACAGTCAAATAACACCTCATAAAACCTTATCCTCGTCAAATACAGTTTTGGCGAGGTTTTTTTTATGCAGTTATCAGAAAATTTTACCCTAAAAGAGTTCACAAAATCATGGCAAGCCGAGAGGCTCGGCATTGATAACCGTCCATCTCAAAAAGAAATTTTTGCAATGGGTCGCCTCTGCCAGTCGGTTTTACAGCCAGTTAGAAACCATTTTGGTGTGCCTGTAATTATTACTTCAGGCTTTAGATGCCTTAAACTTAATAAGGCAATCGGCAGTGATGATAACAGCCAGCACATAACAGGCGAAGCGGCTGATTTTAAGGTTAAAGATGTTCCTGCTCTTACAGTTGCTGAATTTATTGAGCAAAACCTTGATTTTGACCAACTCATATTAGAATGGCGGAATAAGCAGGAACTTAATCATGTTTCGTATAGGAAGCCAAAGGAAGAAAAAACGCATATTTCGTATGTTTTATGCAGTTTAAACCGCAATGAGGTTCTCTACAGCCCCCGTCCAAAAGTTTTTTTAAAAGGACTTCCCGAATTCTGGCCACTTAAAAAGGAGATTTAAATTGAATAAAAATTTGTTTGCAAGTCCAACATTTTGGGCAACCATAGTTTTAATTATAAGCTCAATTTTAAACTATTTCGGTTTTGCGGTTACCGATACCGATAAGGCTGAAATGGCAACGCATCTTTCGATGCTTGTAAACTCAATCTGCGGTTTAGTAATTTTATGGCGAAAAATTAAAAGCAGTAAGGTTTTAGTCATTCTTCTGCTCCCCCTATTCGCCATAACGGCTTGTGCGGTAACATCTGCCGAAACTGCCTCCCAAAAAGTCTATGCCTTGCAGGCGGACTTTAATATCGCACAAGCCGCCGCTTTTGCTTATGTAAGCAGTCCTTCGGCGGACACTGACATTAAACGCAATGTTCAAAGGTTGGAAGCTATTGCTTATGCATCCGTTAAAGCCGCTCAAAAGGCGGTGGTCATGGGTGATGCTCCCGCTGTTCCTGCTCTTTTGTCGGCAGGCAAAACCGCAGTTTTTGAATTTTCTGATTATTTAATTGAAAAAGGAATTTTAAAATGAACGTATCTTCAATTCTGCTCGGCATAGCGATTGCCGAAGGTGCTGTTAAAGGGCTGAAAACAGCCATTGAAGCTAAAGAACTGGTTAAGCAACTGGTTTTAGAAAAACGTGACCCGACAGCTGATGAATGGACGAAGCTTAATGCGGTTACGGACGAGGTTCACGAGGCAATTCAAAAAGCTTGAGGTTTAAAATGGATACAATTGATTTTGCACAAGAAAAAGAAGAAAACGCAAGGCAGTCAGCTCTTATTAAACATAAGATTAAACCTGAGGCGGGATTAGGTTCTGAGACCTGCAAAATCTGCGGCGATACAATTGATTTAAAAAGGCGGAAAGCAATACCTAACTGCGATACCTGCCTTGAGTGCCAGATTATTTGCGAGAGAGGTTATTAATGGAAGAAATTATGAAGATATGGCCTGCTCTTGCATTTATAACAAACCTTATTATTGCTTGGGCTTTATGGTCTCTTAATAAAAAATTTGCAACCCGTGAGGAGCTTTCTTCTTTAGATACAAAGATTAAGGCAATTGAAGGCAAACTTTCGGTCGGACATGTCTGCTTTAATCAGGATTCAATCCATAAACTTGAGATTGCAACTACTGAACTTTCTGGCAAGGTTGAAACTTTGTCAGCTCTCATCGGCAGAATGGAAAAAACTCTTTCCCGCCAAGAAGATTATTTACTTAATAAAGGGAGAGCTAAAAGTGAGTGATTATAAAGATTATGTAACTGCCGACAGACGGCTTGCAATTTTAAGATTTTTATCTGAAGAAAACGATTTTTCTTTAAATGAATCAGTTCTTGCGGTTGCTTTAGAAAAAATCGGGCATGCGGTTGCCCGTGATGTTGTCCGCTCGGACTTAGAGTTTTTGCGGGATATTGCCCTTATCAGGCTTGAAAAAGTAATGGATAGAATTTTGGTTGCAAAAATCACTCAAAGAGGACTTGATGTTGCAACTGGCAAAACCATTGTTTCGGGAGTTAAACGCCCTGCACCAGAGGTTTAAAAATGGGCAGAAAATCAAAAATCGACAAGCTTCCAAGCAATCTTAAAGAACTTATCGGCAAACTCCGAGAGCAAGGCAAAACGATTGATGAGATTCTCTTTAAACTATCTGAATTAGATACGGATATTTCTCGTTCTGGGCTGGGCAGATATTTACAGAGAGCGGATAAAATCGGGGAACGCTTGCGTCAAACAAGGGCAATGGCTGATCACATTATTAAAAAAACGGAAGACGAACCGCAAAGCAAACTTGCTCAGCTGAATTTTGAAATGATGCATGATTTAATTTTTCGTTTAATGAATTCAGAAGACGGCGAAAAGACTAGTTTAGACGCTAAAGAGGCGATGTTTCTATCAAATTCTTTAGAAAAAATTGCGAAAGCCGCCAGAATTGATTTGGATAGAGAACTTACCATAAAGAAAGAAATTGCCGCAAAAGCCGCAACTGCGGTTGAAAAAACCGCTAAAAAACAAGGGTTATCTTTAGAAACTATTGAAAAACTTAAAGCTGAAGTTTTAGGGGTGGCGAAATGACGGGAAGCCTGCCAGAAGTTTTTCTGCCCTATCAACAAAGGCTTATGGCAGGAGTTTATGCTTATCATGTGGTTGTGGTCGAAAAATCCCGCCGAACGGGTTATTCATGGGCGGCGGCTAATATTGCAACGTTACTTGCAGGAGCAGAAAAAGCCGCAGGCGGAATGGACGTTTACTACATGGGCTATAATTTAGAAATGGCTCGTGAATTTGTTGATTATGTCGGCGATTTTGCTCGAATGCTTGGAACAAGCATTGTTTCTTCAGGAGAGTTTTTGTTTCCCGACCCTGATAAACCTGACAGCTACATTAAAGCTTTCAGGGTTGAGTTTGCGTCAGGCTTTAAAGTTGTGGCTCTGCCATCATCGCCCCGTTCACTTCGAGGCATGCAGGGTTTTGTTATTATTGATGAAGCCGCTTTTCATGATGACTTGGACAAATTGTTAAAAGCAGCTTTTGCTTTGTTAATATGGGGCGGCAAAGTTTTAATAATTTCTACTCATAACGGTGATGATAATCCTTTTAACAATCTGATTAACGAAATCCGAGAAGGCAAAAAACCTTATCATTTAGAGCGATGCACGTTTGAAGATGCATTGAAAGATGGGCTTTATAAAAGAATTTGTTTTGTTCAAGGAAAGATTTGGACAAGTTCAACTGAAGCAAAATGGACTGAGGAAATCAGGGCTTTTTACGGCGATGATGCTGAAGAAGAGCTTGACTGCGTGCCATCAAAAGGCGGCGGAAAGTATCTTGCCAGAGCTTCGATTGAGGCTTGCTCGGATAAAGATGTTCCAGTTATCAGGCTGGATTTGCCAAATAGTTTTGCACTAATGCCTGAACATATCAGGACGGCTGAAATTAAAGACTTCTGCAGTGATAAATTAAAACCGATTTTACTTTCGCTTGATAAAGACTGTCCTAGCTTTTTTGGACAGGATTTTGGCAGATTTGGAGATTTGTCGGTTTTGTGGCCGATTCAAATAACAAAGTCAATGGTTAAGAAAACCCCGTTTGTTTTGGAGCTTCGCAACGTTCCTTTTGAGAGCCAGAAAGAAATTTTGTTTTACGTGGTGGACAGACTGCCGAGATTTTCGGGCGGAGCATTGGACGCTAAAGGCAATGGCTCTTATTTAGCTGAAGTTGCTTGGCAGAAATACGGCGAAGGTATGATTGAAAAAGTTAATTTTACAACTGAATGGTACCGAGAAAATATGCCTAAAATGAAGGCGGATTTTGACGATAAGAATGTAACGGTTCCTTATGATCGGGATATTTTTACCGATTTTAATCAAATAGTTATGGAAAAAGGGGTCGCTAGAGTTCCTGAAGCCCGAACTAAAGATGCCAAAGGCAAGCAAAGACATGGCGATAGTGCAATTTCATTGGCACTCGCAATTTTTGCGAGTTTAATGGAAACTTTTTCTTACGGCTATGAAACCCTTCGAGATGAAGAACAAAAACAAGGTTATGAAAATGACAATAATCAAAGATTTGGAGGCGGAGCATGGTAAACCCTGTTTTATACGGTGCTGACGGACAGCCGATTAATCGCAAAGCTCTTTTAGAAGAGGAAGCAGGAACAACGCTTTCAGGCATTCGTTCAGTTTTGAGCGATTATTCATCTTCGGGGTTAACTCCTCAGAAACTTGCGACTTTATTAAAAGAATCAATCGACGGCGACCCCGAAAGATATTTGGCTTTAGCTGAAGAAATGGAAGAAAAGGATCTTCATTATTTAGCGGTTATCGGCACCCGCAAAAGAGCTGTCAGCCAACTTGATATTACGGTTGAGCCTGCGGGCGATGATAAAAACGACATTGCCAATGCTGAACTTTTAGAAGAGTTTATCCGCCGTGAAAATTTAGAGGACGAACTGTTTGATATTTTAGATGCGGTGGGCAAAGGGTTCTCTGCAACTGAAATTATTTGGGATTATTCAGAAAAACAATGGATGCCGAAAGAATTAAAATGGTGCGACCCAAGATGGTTTGATTTTGACAGGGAAACCAGACAAAAACTAATGCTTAAAACTGATAGCGGACTTATGCCGTTATCGCCTTATAAATTTATTAATTGCTCGATTAAAGCAAAATCTGGATTGCCGATAAGAGGCGGACTTGCCAGAGCAACCGCTTGGGCATATTTATTTAAAAACTTTGATTTAAAAGGCTGGATAACCTTTGCAGAGGTTTATGGACAGCCGATAAGACTTGGCAAATACCATCCATCGGCAACGGAAACAGATAAAAGAACGTTACTTAGAGCGGTTGCCAATATTGGTTCTGATGCCGCCGCAATTATTCCTAATAATATGCTGATTGAATTTATTGAAGGTAAAGCTTCTGGTGGCACCGATATCTATGAAAAAATGGCAGATTATTTTGATAGGCAGGTTTCAAAAGCAGTACTCGGACAAACGACAACCACCGATGCAATCTCTGGCGGTCATGCAGTTTCAAAAGAACATCAGGAAGTTAGGGGCGATATTGAGCGGAGTGATGCTAAACAACTTGGTGCGGTGCTTAAAAGGGATTTAGTTGTTCCCTTAATTACACTTAACAGGGGTCCTCAAGATAGATATCCATCAATTAAAATTGGTCGAGCCGATAAAACGGATTTAACTGCAATTCAAAGAGTTTTGGCAGTTACTCTTCCTCATGGGCTTAAAGTTTCTCAAAAAGATGTTCGGTCTAAAATTGGACTTAAAGAACCTGACGGCGAAGATGATATTTTGGGAATAAGCAAGGTTTCTTCTGACCCTTTACCTGAAGAAGAAATGGCAACAGCAATGCAGTCATCAAAACCTCCATCGCCGATTGATCCTGATGAAATTGATTTGATGGTTAGGGAACTTTTGGAAGATACTTCCGAAGTTTTGGAGCCTTTAATCAAACCTGTTATTGAAGTGACGGAAAGCTCTAATTCTTATGAGGAATTAAAAGAAAAATTGTCCTCTGCCATTATGAAAATGGATACTTCCAAATTGCAGGAAGTATTAGAAAAAAGCAATTTTTCAGCAAGAATTGCAGGGCGAAGCGGATATGTTAAGGAATAAAAAATGGCAAAAGTTGGTCCTTCCAAATTCACTCCTTCTGAAGCAGTAAAATTTTTTAAACAAAAAGGCTACGGCTTAAATTTTCATTGGCGGGACGTTGCCAAAGAAGAACATGCCAATGCCTTTTTTGTTTCAAAAGCAACAGGAATTGAAGTTTTAGAAACTTTTAAGACTGCAATTGAAAAAAGCCTTGAGAACGGAACAACTTTTGAAGATTTTAAAAAAGACGTTGTGCCAACCCTCCAAAAGCTCGGCTGGATTGGCAAAGCCGAAATGTTTGACCCTCGATTTGGCAAAACCGAAGAAGTTCTGCTTGGAACTCCCCGCAGGCTTAAAGTTATTTATGATACTAATCTTCGGACAGCTTATTCTGCAGGTACGTGGGAGCGGATTTTAGATAATCAAAAAGCTTTTCCTTATCTTCGTTATTCGGCGGTTATGGATAGTCGAACCCGTCCTGAACATAGCGAACTGCACGGCATAACGCTACCTGTCGATGATCCTTTTTGGGATACTCATTACCCTCCTAACGGCTGGTTTTGCAGGTGTACAGTTATGCAAGTGAGCCGTGAGCGGCTGGAAGCCGAAGGCTGGCAGGTTTCAAAGTCTCCTGAAATAGAATATGTAAACTATAATGATAAAAGAAACGGGGTTATAATAAAAGTTCCAAAAGGAATTGACCCTTCGTTTGATTACAATGTCGGCAAAGCCAGACGCAATGCTTTTGTTCCGCCGTCATCAGGCGGCAGTCTAGGGTCGTCAACTCCTCATTTTGATTTTAAACCTTATGATTTGCCAGAAAATGTTTTAGTGCAGAAACTGCCGCCCATGCCGAAAGCTGAAACTATGCCTGCAAGCTTACTGTTGCCATCAGGCAAAGCTGAAGAATTTTACATGAATGAATTTTTAAAAGAATTTTCTGCAAGCACTTCAAAAGATGCGGTTTTTATTGATAAAACAGGTCAGCCGCTGGTTATCGGCAAGGGAATGTTTTTGTCCCTTGATGGTAAAAGCAAAGTTTTAAAGGCAGGCAGAGAGCCTTATTTAAAAGTTTTGGCGGAAACAATTAAAAACCCTGATGAAATCTGGTGGGTCTGGGAAAAAGGCAAGGTTACAGGAAACTGGCTTTTAAAAAGACGATATTTAAAACGATGGGAGGGAGATGGCGGTGTTAACGGGCTGGCAGTTTTTGAATGGAATAAAAAAAGCTGGCTTGGCATAACAACATTTGTACCGAGTAAAAGAGTCGATATAGATAAATATTTAAAAAATCAACGGCAGGGATTGCTTGCTTATTATAAAAAAACTCCCAGCCGATAGGAACTGGGAGTGTGTGAAAGAAGTTTGGACGTGTTTCCTATCTCACCATTAAACTTGCAGACACAAAATAATTATAAATCTACCGGGATAAAAAATCCATAAAAAAGATGTTTTTAAAAAACCGCCTCAAATGCGTTTAAATTTTTGAAGTCAAGTTTTAGGCTACAACTTAACCTATTTTTAAAAGATACGCACACAGACCCGTTTAGTGGGTGTTTAATTTTGATGTTTCAGATTGATTTTTTGTGCAGTGACAGATTTTTGATTTTTTAAAAACCCATGCCCAATCTTATTTAGAAAACATAAAACCATGACAAATGTCATGGTTATTGGCTGGTTTACTTGAATTTATAGTCGCTCATTATGGTTTTTAAATCAATAGTTTTTTTTGAGGCGACATGAAAGACAAAACTTTAATCGCAATTCATTCAGTTTCACTCGGCAATGAAGTTCCTTCGAGCATTCATATTCTGCCAAACGGTAAGTTTGACGGACGTGACGGCAGAGGACCTTATGTTGCAAGTGATTTAAAAAAAATTGTTGAAACTACTAACCATCTTTCAAGAGGTGTGGATATTGCCATAGATTATGAACATCAGTTTGATTATGCGTCTTTAAACGGCAAGCCTGCACCCGCAGGCGGCTGGATTAAATCTTTAGAAATTAAAGAAGACGGCATTTGGGGAAATGTCGAATGGACGGAAGCGGCACATAAAATGATTGCTCAAAAAGAGTATCGTTATTTGTCGCCAGTATTCAGGTTTTTTCCTAAATCAGGTGAAATTCATTCTATCAGGGGAGCTTCGCTTACCAATAATCCCAACCTCTTGTTAACTTCACTAAATTCAATGGAGGAAAGCGAAAGTATGGATCCAAAACTTGGCAGTCAGCTTGCGACTGTGCTGGGACTTCCCGATACCGCAAAAGATGAGCAGATTGTCTCTGCGGTTTCGAAAGTCTTAAGCGAAAGCAAGCATTCGGCAGAAAATTTAGGCAAAGTTGCGAAAGCTCTAAAGCTTGATGAAAAAGCCGATGTTGAAACAGTTCTTGCAAGCATCAAACCAGTTGCAACAAATCCGCATGCAACCAATGACCCAACAAAGTTTGTGCCGTTTGAAAAGTTTAATGAAATTGCAACTGCTCTTAACTCTCTTCAAACGGAAGTTGCGGTTCAAAAAGCGACCGATGCGGTTAATTCTGCCATGAAAGAAGGTAAAATTACTCCTGCTTTAAAAGACTGGGCGATTTCAATGCATAAGGCTGACCCTGTTAAATTTGCGGAGTTTATTAAAAACCAGCCCGTTATTGCAGGGACTTCCGAGCAAACCGCTAAACATTCTGCCGTATCTAAGCTTGATGACACGCAAATTGCGATATGCAAACAGCTTAATGTTTCGGAAGAAGATTACCTCAAAGAACTTAATAAGGAGGTTAACTAATGCCTTTAACTAAAGATCGAAACACTCCTGAAAAAGCAGGGGTACTTTTTGAATATCCTGTTGCAACCGGAGTTAAAATTTTTGCGGGGGCAATAGTTTGTTTAAATGCCTCTGGATATGCAGTTCCTGCATCAACGGCAACAACTTTAAAAGTCATCGGCAGAGCTGAAGAGCTTGCGGATAATTCTGGAGGCTCTAACGGCGATATTAACGTAAAGGTTAAACGAGGAGTTTTTCTTTACAAGAATTCTGCCAGCGGCGATGCCATAACTTTGGCAGAAGTCGGAGCGGTATGCTACCTAGTTGATGATGAAACCGTTGCTAAAACATCGGGAACAAATACCCGCTCGAGAGCAGGTTATGTGGTTGATGTTGAAACGGCTGGAGTTTGGGTTTTGATGGGATTAAGTATTCTTTCTGACCCAAGCGGAGCCCTTCTTTCTGCAAGTAATCTTTCAGACTTAGCCAATGCGGCAACTGCCAGAGCTAATCTTGGGGTTGCGGTTTCAGAAATTGAACTTGACAGCGTTGATTTAGTTGGAGCTAACACCGCAGTTTACCGCAAAGTCTTACGCGGTGCCGGCACAATTTCAAAGATAACCAGCATTATTGATAAAGCTTTAACGGTCGGCGATGCCACGATTACAGCGGCAATTAATGGAACGCCCGTAACGACAGGAGCAATAACCGTTACTCAAGACGGCTCAGATGCTGGTGATATTGATGCAGTGTCGCCAAGTGCTTTAAACACGTTTACCGATGGTCAGGTTTTAACTTTGACAGTCGGCGGAACCAATACGGCTGAGGCTCTTGCCAATGTTCGTATTGATGTAACTAGGTAAGGGAGAAAAAACTTATGCTAATAAATAAATCTAACATATCCGCTGTCTCGTTTGGGTTTAGAACCATTTATAATAGTGCGTTTACAACCGCCCCAAGCGATTTTGCCAGAATTGCGATGATTATTACTTCAATCAGTGCAACTGAGAAATACGGTTGGCTCGGCAAAACTACAAGGTTTAGAGAATGGCTCGGCGACAGAGTTATTCAAAACCTGATGGCTCATGACTATGAAATCAAAAACAAAACTTTTGAAAACACAGTCGGGGTTGCTAGAGAGGATATTGAAGACGATAACTATGGGGTTTATAACCCGATGATTTCACAGCTCGGGATTGATGCAAAACAACACCCTGATGAGTTAATTTTTGCTCTGGTTAAAGCTGGCTTTAATACCGCTTGTTATGATGGGCAGTACTTCTTTGATGATGACCACCCTGTTTTAGATGAAAAAGGAGACGTTCAAAGCGTTTCTAATATGCAGGCAGGTTCTGCGGAACCGTGGTATCTCTTCTCAACTAAAGGTGCGGTTAAGCCGTTTATTTTCCAAAAACGCAGAGATTATCAGTTCGTTCCTAAAGATGATATTAGAGATGATAATGTTTTTCATCAAAAACAATTTATCTACGGGGTTGATGCTAGAGTTAATGCTGGGTATGGTTTATGGCAACTTGCTCATGGTTCGAAAGCCACCCTTAATGCAACAAATTACGGGCTGGCTCGAACGGCAATGATGAGCCTTAAGGGTGATAACGGCAAGCCACTTAACATTAAACCTGATCTTCTGGTGGTTCCACCAGCTTTAGAAGCGGCGGCACTTGAAATCGTCACAGCTGAAAGAAATGCCGCAGGTGCAACTAATATTTACCGCAATACAACGGAAGTATTAGTGACACCGTGGCTGGCTTAAGGGGGGTGCGATATGAATAAAATTATCCGCATTACCTCCAAACGTGACGGCTTTAGGAGGGGTGGAATTGCCCACCCTTTTAAAGCTACGGATTATGATGTTTCAGTTTTTTCTAAAAAACAACTCGAAGCATTAAAATCAGAGCCAATGCTGGTTGTTGAAGAAGCTGAAGTTTTTTTGGAAGAAACATCTTCTGAACCTTCTGATGCTTCAACAGCTGAATGGCAGAAAGCTGAAACATCAGAAAAGCCTAATAATTCCAAAGCAAAGGGTAAAAAATAATGCCTTATGCAATTTTGCAAGACATGATTAACAGTTTTTCGGAAGAGGAAATTTTAAGGCTTTCCCCTGATGATGAAGCTATAACCCGTGTTCTTGCAGATGCTGATGCCTTAATCAATGGTTATTTGGGCGGGCGGTATGCTTTACCGCTTGCCCAAGTGCCGCCGATGTTAACTTTGCTTGCCTGTGACATTGCGTTTTACCGCCTTCACAGCCTTAACCCTACAGAAATAGCCGAAAAACGCTACAACGATGCGGTTAAAACTCTTAGAGATATTGCTGACGGCAGAATTAAGCTTCAGCTTGACGGCATTAATGAAGCTCCTCAAGGATCAGCCGTAGTTATGACTGATGCCCCGCCTAAAATTTTTACCCACAACAGCATGAAGGAGTTCTAACATGGGCGTTAAAATAACAATTAATTCAACCGAACTTAAAAAAAATTTAGAAAAAATAGTTCAAAAAATAGATAATTTAAAACCTCTAATGGCTGATATCGGCTCGGAAATTGAGGCTTCAACTAAAAAAAGATTTGAAGATGAAGTCTCGCCTGCAGGAGAGAAATGGACACCTTCAATTGAAGCCTTATTAAACAACCGTAAAACTTTAAGTAAAAGCGGTCTTCTTAAAATCAGCATTCAAAAAAAAGTTTTAAACAAAAGCGTTTTGGTTGGAAGCGACAGAATTTATGCCGCTATTCAACAACTTGGAGGAAAAATTAGAGCTAAAAATACTCCAAATCTTGTTTTTAAAATTGGTGCAAAAATAATTCGTAAAAAAGAAGTTTATATTCCGCCTCGTCCTTATCTTGGAATTTCAAAAACAGATGAAAATTTGGTGGTGGCTCACATTAAAAGAGCGGTTTTGGAGGGCTTGTCATGAGTTTTTATGCCCTTCTTTTAGAAAAAATTAAAACTGACTTCAAAGATGATTTTAAACAAATCGGCGGAACGCTTGATTTTTCTGCACTTCGTGACGGACAGGTTGCAACGCCTTCGGTTTTTGTCATGCCGATTACTGAAACCGCATCTCCAAACGAGAGAATAAACGGGATTTCTCAGAACGTTAAAGAAGAAGTTGCTGTTGTGATTGCAATTAGAGCTCCTAACGATAGAAGCGGGTTTAAAGCTAATGATGAGCTTTTAGAAATAAGGGAAACTCTCCGTTTAAAAATACTTGGCTGGGAGCCTTTTGAAAGAGGTGCAGTTGAGTTTGTCAGAGGGGATTTGGTTGATATTGAAAACGGTTATGTCTGGTGGCGGGACGTTTACCAGACCAATGGTTATATTTTTGCTTAAAAGGAGAATAAAATGCCGAGGTACAGACTTGTGGACGGAAAAAAAGTTTTAGTTGGAAAAGCTACGGCTACAAAAAAACCTGAACTAAACATTCAGATTGAACAAGAACCTAAAGAGGAAAAATCCTCTTTTAAAAAAAACAAACGAAGAGGAGATAAATAATGGCAGGCGAACGCATTTTTAAGAAAAAAGCGGCGATTTTGGTTAAATTAGAGGACGATTACGGCGTTGATGCGACACCGCTTGCCGCTAATGCCATTAGAGCTCACAATTTGTCAGCGACACCTTTGGACGCTGATGAAATTAAACGTGAGCCTGTTCAACCCTATATGGGAGCAGGCGATGTTTTTTTAGCGGCTCTTAAATCCCGTCTTTCATTTGAAACTGAGCTAACAGGCTCTGGAACTGCTGGCACAGCCCCTGCTTTTGCCGATTGCTTACTTGCCTGTGGGCTTGCTGAAACAACGGTTGCAGGAGCAGATACGATTGCCAGCAACGCAACCGCCGTTGGAACTCCTACAGGAGCTTTTACCTACACAAAGGGAGATTCTTTCACAGGGTTAGATGACCGTTTAGTCACTCTTACCTGCACAACTGCAGGAGGCACGGGAACGGCGGCTTTTACGGTTTCAGCCCCTGCAGTTGAAGGTTATGCTGAAGCATACAGCCAGACTAGTGTTGTTATGACCGACAGCATCGCTTTTGCCTTGCCAGAATCTGCAACGATTGTTCCTACAATTGGAACATCTTTTGCGGAAGGCGATGTTTTTACCATTAAACTTTATGCTCCAAGAGTAACTTATTCGCCGATTTCGGAGGATTTTGACTCTGCCAGCATCTATTTGCATCAGGACAAAGTTTTATCAAAGCTTCTCGGCGGAAGAGGAACTTTTACCATTAACTTTGCGGCAAAAGCAATTCCAGCAGTTAAATTTGATTTTATGGGACTTTACACTGACTTGACGGCTGAAGATCTGCCTGAAGTTGATTTTTCAAGTTTTAAAGACCCTGAACCGCCGTCTCCCCGCAATACTTCAAAAATGTTGTTTGCGAACTATTTAGCTATGGTTGAAAAAGTTGAATTTGATGCAGGACAAATGGTTGAGTTTAGAAGCCTTGTTAATTATGAGGGCGTTCTCATTACTGACCGTGAATCTAAAGGCAAAATTACAATTGAAGAGCCTGAAATCGGCGACAAAAACTTTTGGGAGATGGTTGAAACAGGCACGATTGCCAATTTAATTATCCGTCACGGCACAGCAAAAGGCAAAATCATTGAGATTAGCGGGACTAATATCCGCCTGTCTAAAATGGATAGGACGGATAGTCAGGGCATCATGATGCTTGATATTCCAATGACGTTTAAGCCGACAAATGCTGGCAATGACGAATTTTCAATCACTTTTAAATAAGGGAAAACAAAACATGGCTTTTAAATTAAAAGACAGAAACTACACCGTTAAATGGCCTGTATCGGTTGAAGTGCCTGTTAATGGCGGCAAAAAAAACATAGAAACCTTTGATGCGGAATTTAAAGTTCTGCCAAAAGATGAGTTGAAAGACCTTATGGACAGCGGAGTTTCCGATGATGACCTTATTGAAAAAGTTGTGGTTGGTTATTCAGGAATTAAAGATGAAAACGGAAATGAGATTCCTTTTTCAGCAGAAAATTTGAAAGAGGTGTGCAGGTTCAGTTTTGTCACAACCGCAATTGTAGTTGCTTATTTAGAAATGGTAGCAAAACGCAAAACAAAAAACTAATTGAAGTGGCAAGGCATTGGGCGACTTCTGCCTCTGCCACAGAAAAAGACGACCTTTTAGCATTTGGAGCAGATAAAGAGGTAGTTGATGCGAAACAGTTTGAAGAACCAGTTATCCATCAAGACAACTTTGAAACCGTTAAAGTCTTCTTTGCGTTATCAGGTTCGTGGAGGTTCTCGCCGCAAGGCAGGCCGCAGGGGATTGATTTTACGCAAGCCATATCAGTTCTTGCCTTTTTGCAAATCCCCCCTACGGAAGAAATTTTTACAGGATTAAAAATTATGGAAAGTGCCGCACTTTCGGCATTTTCGGAACAATATGAAGAGAATAGATGAGCCAGAATCTTACACTCGCAATTAATATTACGGCTGATGGCAAGGTTGCTAAAACCGAAATTATTGATGTCGGCAAAACTATTAATAATTCGATGACTGGAGTTGAAAAAGACAGCCAAAAGGCTGGCTCGGCATTAAATTCGTTTGCAAGCATTACGGAAACTGCCAAAGAAAAAGCCCGTGAATTGACCAGTAGGCTGGGTCCTCTTGGAGATATGCTTTTAAGACTTGGCTCGGGCGGGCTTTTAGCTGGTGCCGCAATTGCTGGGATTTCGGGAGTTTTATTAAAAGGAGTTAATTCGGCCAATAAAAAAGAAGTTGCCCTTGGAAGGCTTGAAAGTGTTTTAAAGGCAACTGGCTATTCGGCTAAACTTTCAGCCAAAGAAATTTATAACTTTTCAAGAGAACTTGAAACTTCAACCTTAGCAAATTCAAATCAAATTTTAGAGGCTAGTGCAGTTCTTGCCACGTTTAGAAGTGTTGCTGACGATACGTTTAAAAGAACAATTAGTCTTTCGCAAGATTTGTCGGCGGTTTTCGGGCAGGATTTAAAATCATCAGCAATGCAACTGGGTAAAGCTTTAGAAGACCCTATTCAAGGACTTAATGCTCTTAGGAGGGTTGGGGTTTCGTTTGATGATGAACAGAAAAAACTGATTAAAACGCTGGCTGAAACAGGACAGGTTGCCTTAGCTCAAGCAAAAATTTTAGATGTTTTAGAACAGCAGGTCGGCGGGGCTGGTGCGGGCGAAGCGGTTGGACTAGCTGGTGCAACCGATAACTTATCTGCAAGTTTTAGAGTTTTGTTTGAAACTATCGGCGAACTACCTGGTCTTTCAAGTTTAGCGGTTGGAGCCGTTAACAGCTTATCGGCGGTTTTTAAGGGAGCAACAGCTGTAATAGCATTTTTTAATGAAGCGGTTCTTAAAATTGGGGATTATCTTTTAGGAGCGTTTGATATTGCATTTGCCAAGATTTCAGGTTTCCCTGAATTTGTAGAAAGAGGTTTTAATCGAGTAGTTAACTTTTTTTATACGGCACTTCCTAAAATCGGCAATATTTTTATTGGTACATTTACTGCTATCGGCGAAACGGTTTTGATTTCAGCGGAAGGCTTAACCAGAGCTTTTTTAAATGCTTTTGCGGAAATCGGCAAAAGAATAGGCAATTTTGCCAATGCTTTAAAGCTTGCTTTTTCAGGAGATTTTAAAGCGGCTGGCGAGGAAGCCTCAAAAATGTTTAGTACCGAGTTTAATCTTGGTTTAGCGGATACGGGCAAAGAAATTGTTGACAGTTTTAAAAGAAACTTAACCAAAGACCATTTGGGAGAAGCGATTGATAATGTTTCTGGAATTATGCAGTCGGCGGGAGAACATTGGGCAGAAATTGCAGGCAAACGCTATAATGAAAGATTAAAAAAACAGGTGGGCGAAAGCGGTAAAACCTTAAATGCCTTAGCAGTTGAAAATAAAAATCTTGACGGCACCGCAAAAAGTTTAAATGAAACTTTTGAAAAGCATATCATTTCTTTAAAAGATGCAAATCAAGAACTTGATTGGGAGTTAGACGGCAAAAAAGCTCTGATACCACAGTTAAAAGCTGAGAGAGACCTTAGACGTGAACTTGGCTCACTCACCGAAAAACAGGTTTTGGAACTCTCAAATCTTTATGAAAAAAATCGAGAATTAAATAAAACTTTAGAGGAGCGGAAAAACGCAGAAGAAACTGCTAAAAAAGCCGATGAAGAAAGGCTTCGTCGTTCTAATGAAGTAACCGACAAAATTGTTGATTACGGAGCAGATAAATTTGAAAACTGGTTTAATGGGCAGAAAAATTCTTGGCAGGATTTAGCGAATGATGCTCTTTCAATAATGAAAAGAATGTTTGCCCAAATGGCGGCGGAAGCAGTTATTCGTCCGATTATTGCCCCAATTATCGGCGGGGCTTTGGGTTTAAGCTCAGGCTCTGCCGTTGCGGGCGGAGTTTCTGGAGTTGCGGGAGGTCTTTCGGGAATTGGAAGCTCTATAGCTGGTAGTGGATTAGGTATCGGCACAGCTCTTAATGCCGCCAGTTTGCTGTCACTCGGACAAAGCCAATGGCTTGGTAATGCCGCCGTAAGCTTAGCTATGAAAGCTGGAGTTGAAAATGCCTCTGCTCTTGCCGCTTTTGGCAATGCAGGATTAAACCTGCCGTGGACTGCGGTTGGCTCGCTTGCCGCTAATATGTTTGGTTTAGGTTCGTCAAATCCATTAATCAATATGGGAATGTCAACGGTCGGAGGCTTAGGCGGTGCCGCTTTTGGAGCAACTCTTGGGTCAATCGGGGGACCGATAGGTGCGATTGTTGGTTCGTTTTTAGGCTCGGCACTTAGTGGACTTTTTGGAGGCGGTAAACAAAAAACTCCCAACTGGTCAAATTATTTGGGCTGGGACCCCTCAAGAGGCGGGTATTTTGAAAACTCTCTCGGCGGATATGCTAACCCTGTGCCTCAAGTAAGCTGGCTTTATAAAGATGTTTTAGAAGAGTTTATGGGACAAACGGGGCTTGATTTTGACCGCTCTAAAAAAACCGATTTGGGTAGTTTTTCTTTTGTTGGCGAAATTTCTCAAAGCTCGATGGAACAACAATTTGCAACCCAGATTGCAAAATTAATAACCGATAACATCTTTTTAAATGTGCCGCCAGCCCTTGCAAAATTAGTTAATGAAGCTGGAAATGATGCGGAAAAGCTCACAAATGCGGTTAATACATGGATGATAGCAAGAGCAGAGTTAACTAATAACCTCAATGCTCTTGCCGCAGATACGGTTGAGCTTACTCAAGTTGAAGCCAGTTTTAAAAATTTAACGGCTCAATTTGCCGAAATGCGGACACAGGCTAGTGAGCTTGGAGTTTCACTCGCCTTAGTTTCGACAGCGGAAAATGCTCAAATTAAAAAACTGGTTGAGGCTTATAATTTTACAACCCGCCAAGAAATTTTAAAAAGGATTAATCCTTTTTCTGCCGCAATGGAAGAATGGACAAAGTGGGCAGATGATACCCGCCGTGAAGCTACCTTAATCGGGGCAGATATGCTTCAAGTTGAAGAGTTAATCGGGCTTAAAAGAATTGAAATTTTAGAAGCTTACGGCGAAGAAATTGAAGAATCTGAAAGACGAATTTCCGTTGCCCGTAAAAAAGCGTTAAATGAAAATTTAGAGAGTTTTTTAAACGAACTTAGAGGCTCTACCCAATTTGGAACGTCTGCCACCGATGCTCTTGCTTTTACCTTAAATGAATTTGATGCAATTAAAACTGAAGCTTTAGCAGGTTCGGCAAAGGCAATTGAAGAGCTTGCCGCCTCTGGTAAAAAACTAATTCAATTATATGAAGCAGTTTTTGCTCATTCAGAGGATTTTTGGACAGGCAGGAATTATGTTGAAAGCTCAATTGAAGCGGTGCAGGCAAAAATACCGCAGTTTGCTGAAGGCGGGTATCATTCGGGCGGGCTTAGAATTGTCGGCGAAAGAGGTAAAGAGCTTGAATGGACGCCTCCTAGCAGAATTTTTAATGCTGATGAGACAAAAACCCTTTTAAGCGGAGGGGATAATTCAAAAGTTTCGGCTTTAATTGCCAAGCTTACTGCCGTTTTAGAAAGTTATCGGGGGCAGTCGGCACAGGAAACCGCAGGTCTGATCCATGCTATTGAGAATTTGCGGGCGGAGATGGTTCAGATACGCAGAAAACTTGATCGGGAGGCGGCATGAATAGACGCATATGGTTACTTGAATTTGAAGCTTATAATAAGACAACTCTTGAAGTCGAGACTTTTTATTTTTCAACTTCTGCTCTCAGACCGTTTCCATCGACCGACGAAGACCGCCCTGATACTTGGTATGAGCCTCGTTTAAAAGACCCTGCAAATTTTGAAAGATACCTTTTTGGCAAGGGGAGAATTTCGGGTTCATCTTCGATTAATTCAGGGATTATTGAACTTGCAAATTCGGACGGCGATTTAGATTTTTTGTTTGATTATGGTTTAGACGGCAGAAAATTAACAATTTTAGTCGGTTATGAGGGAATGAGCTTTGCCGAATTTGAGCCTGTTTTAGCGGGTACTATGGAAGCTCCTGCCCATAATTGGAATAAAACATCTTCAAATATTCAATTAAAGATTCGTGACCGCCAAAGTGAGGTTATGAAACTTCCCCTTCAGGTTAACCGCTATGCTGGCACAAATTCGGGTGCTGATGGGGTTGAAGGAACGGAAAACGACATAAAAGGCAACGTTAAACCCTTATGTTTTGGTGAGTGTTTAAACGTTACCGCAATCCCTGTAAACACGGTATTAAACATCTATCAAGTGCATGACGGCGAAATTTTTGCGGTTGATAATGTTTATGATAACGGGGTTGCCTTAACTTTTGATGATGACTATGAAGATTTAACCGCGTTGCAATCGGCGTCTATTTCAGGCGGTTATTTTGGCACATGCCTTGCTCTGGGTTTGTTTAGAACGGGAGGAACGCCTTCAGGCAGAATTACTGCTGATGTTAAAGGCGAAGCTTTTGGTTCTTATGTTGTTTCGGTTTCACTCATAATTTTAAAAATTCTGCTTGGGTATGGCGGGCTTTTAGAAACCGATATTGATGAGCCTGCTTTTACCGCTCTTGAAGGGCTTAATTCTTCTACGGTTGGCATCTATATAGATGATGAAATTTCAATCGGCGAAGTTTTAGATAAACTGGTTACTAGTATAGGCTCTTATTGGACAACAACTGATGATGGGCTTTTTACTGTTGGAAGACTTACCGAGCCAAGCGAAACCCCGATTAAAATTTGGGAAAAAGAAGACATCTTAGAAATTGAAAGAGCCGCCTTTGGGCTACCATGCTATGAAAGCCGTGTTCTTTATGCTAAAAACTGGACGGTTCAAACTGATGGTCTGGCGGAATCAGTATCTTCTGAAAGAAGGGCTTTTTTAGCAAAAGAGTTTAGGTCTGGAATTTTTAGTGATGTGGATATTTTAACTCCGCATCCGCTTGCCAATATTAATACGATTGAAAGTTTGCTGGTTAACCTTGCCCCTGCTGAAGAGGAAGCAGAACGTATGCTTAATCTGCTCTCGGTTCCCCGTCAGATTTTAAGGGTTGTTGTTCCTTTAGAAGACAGTGCCGCAATCAGAAAACTAGGCTCAACACATCAAATTAAAATTAACCGCTACGGCATGGAATTGGGTAAAAATTTTGTTTTGACGGGAATTGCTCCAAGTATTCCGAATGCAACCTTTATGACATTAGAGATGTGGGGGTAGCATGAATAGAAACTGTGTTTTAGCTTTTCCTAATCGGATTGATGATACTACTCATAATACAACTATATTATCAGGCGGAAATTGGGTTGCAGGTCTGCCTCTTTCGAATCTTAAAGACCCAAGACTTTCAAAAGTTGCGAGAACCGCCTCGCTTGCTGAAGAGGATACCTGTTTTGATGTTGATATGGGCAGAGCATTCCGCATTCATGTGATTGCACTACTTCGTCATAATTTATCGCTTGCAGGCAGATTTAGAGCCAGAGCATATTCTGATGAAGAACATACTTCCCTTGTTTATGATTCTGGGGTTATGAGAGCTTGGCCTGTGGTTTATCCTCCTGAACTTTTAGACTGGGAAGATAATAACTTTTGGGACGGTACTTGGGCGGCGGAAATTGCAGAAAATTACCCGATATTTTCACTCCTTGTTTTAGATCCTAAGGTTGTCGCCCGATATTGGCATATTGATTTAATCGATACGGCTAATCCTAAAGGTTTTATTGATATCGGCAGGCTGATTATGGCAACTGGCTGGCAACCTACTTTTAATATGGACTGGGGATATTCTCTTAAATGGGAAACTCAAGCCAATATTGACCGCACCCTTGGCGGTCCTGAAATTATTGAAGATATTGCATCGGGCAGAGTTGCGAGAGTTACGCTATCAAATTTAACTGACCATGAAGCAATGGCAATGATTTTGGATATGCAGATACAATTGGGTCGTTCGGGGCAGGTGTTTTTTGTGGCTGACCCAAGCGATACATTACACATGCTCCGCCGTTCATTTTTAGCAACGATTTCTCGTCCTGATGACATTGTTCACAGATTTTATAATGTTCAGGCTAATACGCTTGAGCTTAAGGAGGTTTTATGAGTTTTACACAAAGCGTTATAGATGCCATTGAAAGGCTTTTAAATAAATATAATGCCAATAATTATTCGGGTACTGAAAATGCTGGCGGATTTGGCAACGGCGGGCATGTTTTTAACTTTCACCCTGCTCTTCAGGATTTAGCTAATGTTGCCTCTGCGGTTGCAACTGAAGCTCAAAATGCTGAAAATGCGGTTTCTGCCGCCAGCGGTTATGCCGAAGATGCTGAAGGACATGCTACTAATGCGGGGCTTTTTGCTGGAGCGGCAAGTGATTTTGCGGATACGGCGGAAGAATGGGCGGAGACGGCAAAAGATGTTCCTGTTTCTGAGGGCAAATATTCAGCGAAGCATTATGCCTTAAAAGCTCAAGAATCTGCTGAAAGCATTGACTTTGCAGATTTTAGCGAGTTGCCAGAGGAGCTTGAGCCAATTGATACGGTTAAATTTGTTGGAGAAGATGCAGAAGGTAATAAAATTGGGGTTCCTTTTAGTGCTTTTGGGGGTGGACTTCCCATAGGAGCTTCATTTTATTGGAACGGAAATACTCCTCCCGATAAGTGTCTTGAAGAAAACGGAGCTACTATAAGTAAAACTACATATCCAGAGTTATTTGCAGTCATTGGATACAACGGCGGTTCAGGTGATAACTTTATTTTACCAGACAGCAGAGGCGAGTTTATAAGGGGCTGGGATAACAGTAGAGGTGTTGACAGCGGCAGGACATTACTCAGCACCCAAAGCGACCAGAATAAATCGCATAATCATACAGGTAGCATTGGCAATGAATCAGCCCATACTCACCCTTGGGCTCCCCTAAAAGGTAACTCAACGCAAGCTTCAGATACTAACTACCCAATGTCAAGTCCATCTTCTGGGTCATGGGGTAACTACTCCGTCAACACTGGAGCTGGAACAGCTCACAATCACTCAGTTACAATCAACACTGACGGTGGAACAGAGGTTAGGGTTCGCAATATTGCTAAAATGGTTTGTATCAGAGCATATTAAAGGAAATAAACAAATGAATAAGACTATTTATAATTATCACCCCGAAACTAAAATCTATGTAGGGAATGGCGAGGCAAGGCTTTGTCCTCGTAATAAAATTGATTTAATTATCCCCGCTCATGCAACTCAAAAACCTTTGCCCGAATATGACAATCAGACGCAAGTTTGTAAGTTTTTAAATGGAGATTGGGTTGTTGAAGATATTCCAGTTGAAGTTTTAAAAACGGTTTACGAAGAAATCATTGAAGATGCTCCCAATTACAACCCTTTATTTGAAGAATTGGAACAACTTGAACCTGTGCTTGAGGATAACAAATTAATTACCCGCTTTAATGTCAAGCCTAAAGAAAATCTGGTGATTGATGAAGTAAAAGGGATTTTAATAGCTCAAGCCAAACAGCTAATAACACAGCAGATTTCAGAAAAAATCGGTTGGCAGGTTGAACGCAAAGTTGCAACTGGAGTTGATATTAAAGAAGAGGATTTGGTTTTTCGCCAAGCTCGGGTTGATGCGTTTAATCAATATGAAGTTATGGTAAATGCCGCACAAACGATTGAAGAGCTTCAAGCTATTCCCGAAATTTAAAAAAGACGGGAGCAAAGGTGTAGCAACCACCTTCAGCCGAAAGATAAAGGCTTTCATGTTTTTAAAACACCCCGTCTTATCCCTTGCAAGAGACGGAACATAATAGGAACAAAAAACAAATGGAGTCTATAAAATTTTATGAAGTTAACCCTGTTTCTCCTGTTGCCCCATACGTGGGAGGCAAGAAAAACCTAGCAAAAACGATAATTAGTCGAATTGAAAAAATTCCGCATATTTTATATGCTGAACCCTTTGTCGGCATGGGTGGGGTATTTTTACGCCGCCGACTCGCTCCCCGCTCTGAAGTTATTAATGATGTCTCTGGAGATGTTATTAATTTCTTTAGAGTTTTACAAAAACACTATCCCTATTTTATGGATATGATGAAGTTTCAACTAGCCTCTAGAAAAGAATTTGAAAGGCTTTTAAAGGTTAAACCTGAAACCCTAACCGACTTAGAAAAAGCCGCTAGGTTTTTGTACTTACAAAGAACGGCTTTTGGCGGAAAAATAACGGATAAGCATTTTGGAATCACAACAAGCAGAGGCTCTAGGTTTGATATTACTAAACTCGGTCCTATGCTTGATGATTTGCATTCTAGGCTTTCTGGGGTTGTGATTGAATGCCTGCCTTATCAAGACTTTATTCCAAGATATGACAGGGCTGAGACTTTGTTCTATCTCGACCCGCCTTATTATAACTGTGAAGATTATTACGGCAAAAACGTGTTTAATAAGGCTGATTTTGAGCGTTTAGCCGAAATTTTAAGCGGTATTAAAGGCAGGTTTATAATGAGCCTTAATGATGTGCCTGAAGTTCGTCATATTTTTAAGGGCTTTGAAATTAGTTCGGTTGATTGCCGTTACACGCTTTGCGGTAGCCCGAAATCCAGCGTTTTTAAAGAGGTGATAATTGAGGGAGGCGGTAAAAATGCAAAGGCGGTTTAAAGTCCGCCAAAATCAAGAGCGGGGCTTTTATGCCTCGCTTTTGGTTAAGCCATGCGGTGAAAAGTTAAAGCTGTTTTATGAAGGGCTTGTGCGGTGCTAAGTAGTTCATCTAATTCAGTTATCATGCCTATAGCTAAATTGGTATCGTTTGCTAGAACCTCGCTTGCATCAACGGCTAAAATAGATGCTTTTGAAAGGTTTTCTGCCATTGTTTCTAAAATTAATTTAATGGCATCGTTTTTGGTTGGTTTAGACATGATATTCTCCTTTATTTCGCTTTGTTTTGATGTGTCCATTGACGCTCTCTTGGCAATGAAAGTAAAGGGGAATGTGCAGAAAAGATTCGAAAAAAAGAAAAAACCGTGCAAATATAAATAGCAATATATTAATAAAATCAAAATTGAAAAAAGGATCTTTTATGGTCAGTTCAGCAAGAATAGTTTTGCATTTTGACGTTCATGAGCCAATAGAGCTTACTGATTTAACACTCTCTTTTGGTTCGTTAGCAAAGCAATATAGAAAATTTTTGATGGATACGAGTAAGCAACGCAATCAAAAAATAAATGATGCCGAAGTTAAGTTATTTATAACAAAAATTGAAAACAACTGCATATTAGCTGAACTGGCAGGAGCCTCAAATATTTTAGGGCCCCTCGTACCTTTATTGGAATACACCAACTTATTCATTGATTTTGTAAAAAATATTAATGCTTCAATTTTGTACTTTAAAGGGCTCTCCTTAAAAGAAAACATTGATTCTGAAAGTATTCCATACTCTAAAAAAGATTGCGAAGATTTAAGTAGATTTTTATCGGTTGTATCTCAGAACAAAGGAGGTAAGCTTGGACTTGGAGTTGCAGAATACAAAAAAGAAGATAAAAAAAGCTCTTTTCTTGTAAGGTTTACATTTTCAAGTGAAGATGCTTATGATGCTCAAAAAGGAGCACTGATGGCTCAGAGAGCTTTGGAAACAAGGTGTGATGCTGATTATAAAAATGTTCTTATGTATTTCCATCAGACAAATGTTGAAGAGCCTAAATCACAAGGTCGCACGGGAGATAAAGCTTATATAAAAGCGGTATGTAACAAACCTCTCCCTGTGTTTTTTATCTCTGAGTTAGATAGCGACAAGGTTAAGTCTTTTCGTGACGATTCTTCTCTTAATCCTTTCAAGGCATCATATCGTGTTGACGTAAACGTGGAGACGGATAGAAACGAAGTTCCAAAATTTTACAGAGTCATAAGGCTCTATGAAATTATTCCTGACGATGAAAGTACAGAAAAAAGCTAATAATGGTTAAAAAGGTAAGGTAAAATATGAAAGATATTAACGCGATGACAGATGATGAAATATCTAAAGAAAATCAAAGATATGAATTAGAAAAAAATCGAAGAGAAGAAGACGAAAGATATTTGAAAGATAAAAAAAGAAAGATATATAAAAAAATCGGTCTGTTAATGGCCATTTTAACATTAGCCTTTGCTACATATTATTTTAAATATGGATACGGAGTTGAGGTTATAAATTTTTTTGAAGAAATTAAAAAATAAACTAGACGAGCATAAAAAAACATCGGTTTTGTGTCATGCAAAACAATTTAAAAAACTGTGCAAAACAAAAAAGCGGGCAACACCATACCCCCAAACTTGGCTTTCCACTTATAAAAGGTCGCATTGGAAATCCCATG